CCCCAAAACCCCAAAACCCCGAAAATATGAAAATATTATCAATATATTTGATAATATTGATTTATTCATTATTTAAATAGGATGTCAATCATTTAGTTACTGAGTATAAAGTTAGGATCTAATTCTTTTTGAATTCTTTGAAGTTACCAGTTTTGACATGGTTACGCATGTCAGTACCTGATATACCAGGTTTACGTTCACCAGTTGATTGTTGTTCGATATGGTCAAACTTAAAGTATCCGTGACGACCTTCTACACCATTATACTTTTTCAAGAGGTGATAATTTGCTGATGCATCTTCACCGGATGCAACGATGGCGTGGGTGTAACCTTTTTTATGCATCAATGCAGCATGGTGCAATAGTCCTGGTGCTTCTTTTGTAGCAGGAACAATGTTTGCATCTGGAAAAGCACGCTTGATGTGCTTCATTTTCGTCTTAATGTCAAGTGGGTTTTTCTTGGCATCATGAGCATGTGAAGCCACAATAATGTGGTCTGCGTGGTTCTTTTTAGCCAAATCTTGAATACCTTTGACATTTTCCTCATGACCCTTAGTTGGTGGATTCATGCGGCCAATTGCCAGGACAATCGACTTGGTCTTTTCTTCTACTAATTGTCTAAAGGATTTCATCGTGGTCTTGCCAAAAAGTTAAGTCTGTTGAATTCTTGTCTATCATTTAGTTTAGAAACTTTACCTTTGTGTGTTGCAACGAAACCTTCTGGTTTAACTGATGCATCACCAACTGTATGTTCTAAGCCACCTGTATGTCTTGCTAAAACGTGAACCAAAGAATTTTTTGCTTGTTGCAAGTGATGATGCATTTTAAAGAAGTTCTCATAGTGTTGTGTATTGTTATCAATATGTTCAACGTGAGCTTTCTTTTCTGCTTCTTTTCTAGCAATCGCAGCAGGAGTTTTTACTTTAGCAATATCTTTGTCATATTTAGCTTCGATAGATTTCTTTAGTCCACCAACACTTGGTTTTTCACCAGTTCTAATAGTTTGGTTAATATGTGTCTCAATAGGACCACCAGCATTTCGGTGTGGCTCTGTGGCTGCATACATTTGTTTACCATGCAGATCATGTAGAGCTTGTGCTGATGCCAAATGGTGATGGTATTGCTCATCATCATGTTTGGACATCATAACTTTAGATGTGTCATGACCGGGTTCTCTATGATAGACATCCGGATGGTTTTTAAAACCAGACAAATCTGGATGAAAATCTGCTTTCATGTCCGCTAAGGTTTTACCATGATATTGTGTGTGCGTATAAACACCAATCTTGGCTTTACGAATCTTTTTACCTTCTTCAGACTCTTTAGGTGCAGAATAATTGATTGTGTTTGGTTTGAAGTGAACTCTACCGTCATGTTCAGTCTTATCACCATGGCCAAACATCATATCACCTTGATAAACACCAGTTTTAGGTGTAACTTTAGGTAGATGATGTAATGCGTCTTTTAGTTTAGCGACCAGACCTGGAGCATGTCCATGGTTTAATTCGATGTCTTTTTCTGAGTAATTAACTTTTGGGTTTACATTAAAAGCAGATTTGGAAGCAACAAAAAACTTACCGGTTTCTGGATGGTGACCGTATACGATACTTGGTGAACCATCGTGTTTCATAGTCAAAGTAGGATCATTTTTGCCTGCTTTGATGTGTTTCCTAACTTGATTCAATACTCCAACCGCATGGTCAAATCCTTCTGAACCACCATGGATAGCATGATCTTCCACATGCGTAATGTGTTTCAGCTTGGACTCGTCAGCTTCCTCTTTAAGTAGAGATTTAAAAGTTCTCATGTTTACCTTTAGACATTGCAATACACTATGATTGCCATGAGGGTATTTATATAACTTTTTAGTTTATAACCCTAAACTGTCGAGAGTTTGGGTTCGATACATAGTCAATAATTTTCAACTTGGCCATTGCCTGCCAACCAACCATAACAGTGAATTTTATCAAATTCTACTAGATATTCTTTTGGAATGTTGACAAAATGAGCATGTTCAAAGTCCATAAAATTGAACAAAGGTAAGTTATATTGTAGTACTTCTAGGTAATTATCAACCAAGGACGGGCAAAAAGAGAACAAACGAGTAATCAATAAGTCTGTAGCACCATGTGTTACTTGAGGCATCCAAGTTGGAATACGTTTCTTAAACACATATTTACCAAATAAGTTATCGTAATCACTTAGTTTAAACTCTGGTTCCAATATGGAACGACCAGAAATCTTAAAAATTCTTTTAACGTCTTTAAACCAAGGTTGTTGTTTTAAAAGGTGCAATGCATTAAATAACAATACACTTTCTGCCATGGCCTGTTGGCCACTACTTGAGAATTTGTTAACGTCCGGAACTCGATTCATATCCATAAAAGCATTCAAATATGGTTGAAGTTGTTTATGTTCTTCTTCCGTCAATGATGTAAGAGATGCATCAGCCAAAACAATGATTGCTTCTGGAACTCGTTTTCGGATAGATTCAACCGTCAATACTGTTTGTTTAAATCTCTGTTCGTGACTCCAAAACCTTGTATTCAGAGATTTAATTGCCGAGGTTACAAGGAATAAGTTTTTATCTGGTATAAAACTCATAAGTAATAATCCAATGTATCGGTATTACGATAAATGTTGACGGCTTCAGCTCTAGGATGTGGATTGCTGGAATCAAAATCGTTGATGATTATTCTTCTTGCATTTGGAAGACCAATAATCAATTCTTTAGATTTGAATCCTAAATTACTCAACATTGCTCTTGTGACCCACTCTTGACTTTTTTCCCTGGCGGTTGTAAATATAATCAATGATCCATTTCGTTCATATTCTAACAACCTTTCAACATTCTTTGGCAACACTTCTGGATCAGAATCATAGGAATCGATACCCACTCGTCTTTGAGCCTTAATAATTGTGCCATCAATATCACAGAAGATTACAGGTTTGTCATTGTACTTGAACCACTCTTGTGCTGTACCCACATCAACATAGTTAGATATAAGTTTCTCGGTGAAAATCTTTCCTTCGTGTAACATAACTGAAATTACATCAGAGACAAAGATTTCTTTTTCGGTTGATATAGATTCAAATGCTTTTTTGTATTCTGCAACAGATTCAAACTTATAACCACCAACACAGAACTTATTGGATACAACACGTTTCTCAATAATATCGGTAATGATGCCTTGTTCATTAGATACAACAAAACTTTTTGCTCTAAGTCGATTCAAAACTTCATGTTCCGCAATATCAGAAACACAGATATAGTTTCCTGGTGTTTTTGTGTGAGTAAAGAAACTGTCACAGTCTTTTACCAAGAACTCAGCCTCATCAGATATGCCAGCCATTTGTAAGATTTGGTAAACTGTGTCCGCTGGACCTTTTGTCAGTTCTTTGATTATGACAACTTTGACTTTACCACCAAATTGATGGTTGATAAACTTCTCAGCATCAAATGCAGAATCGTGTTCGTTGAGAATGCCAACAGTGATGTTGCAATCGGGATAATCTGCAACCGCTTTCTCCAACATCATTTTATGTTCGTAGTCAAATAGTAGATACTTCGGTTTCATGTTAGGGAAACGACTAGAAAGACCTGCTGCTGGTACAATTATTTCCATAATCTTTTTATTTCATCCATTATAAAGTTATATTCTAAATCACCTTTTGTTGTATGTAGGTACACTCTCAACAACATTAGTATTAAAAGGTAATCGTTGTTTGCTTCTGGGAAATCTTCAAATAGTTTATTTTGAATGTTGTGTAACTTAGCACCTAGTTTGGTTGGTTCTCGTCTAAGAAACCAGCGACATTCTAGGTCTTGTCTAAGTTTTGCTATGTCGAATACATAAGAATCGTATTCAATGGTTACAGGATCAATCAGTTTGAATCCGTTTATTGTATAAATGATATTCTCTAATGTCAAGTCACCAAGGTAAGATGTGTGTGGTAAAATCTTAGGTAACTTATCAATCAGTTGTTGCTTGGTAAAAGGAAATGCCTCAGTTGAGGTGTCCATCCAAGCAAGTTTCTGGTAGTATGTTTCAGTAAAGTCTTTTGCTTTGTCTACACAGATACTTTTTAGTTTTGTTAGTGTTTTGAATAAGAATTCTTCTAATTGATTGGTGTTATGTGACACCAGATAATTCTTCATGTCTAGGCCATGGAAGTATTCCATGTCAAAAGAATCACCATCAACATTATAAATTTTAGGAACAGGAAAACCAACTGCTTGTAACGGTATTAGTCTTTTCCTGTTTCTTTCTGTGTTACCAATTTTTCTTACAAATAGACCATTAGAATTTTCCATCAAATAGATTTCACTGCCTGAATGGCCACTTAACTTTTTAACTATTCTTGGTCCAGTTGTCATAATCATTACGAATCAAAGAGTGCCAAGTGCCATTGTGTGCACCAGGTGGAAATGGATTATTCATGTTAACATATACAAGATTTTCACCATGTAAGTTGTGTTCATGCAAGTTGGCACTCATCATATTTTCACCAATATATTGTGCACCAGCATCATAATACTTATCCATGTTTTGGAACGTAGACATATATTTGTCCATGGTACTTTGTGAACCAAAAGCAAACTGGTCATTACCAAAATCACGTTCAGGTACCATTCTACAATTTGGAATGTATAACTTGGTGTTATCGAGTTGTTCAAAAGGAATCTGAACATTCAATGCATAGTCTGTTCTTGTTTTTATGACCCAATCATATTCAATTCCAGAACTCATCATCAAATTACGACATTCATTTATAGAATACAATGCAGAATAGGTGAACCTTGGTGGATACTTTTGTGCGTTTGGTGTATTAGTATACTTTGTGTCAGCATCAGTAACCAAAACAGGTTCCGTTATCGTTTTAGTTGCTTCATACAATTCAATAAGTTTTTCTTCACCATCAAACTTCCAGGTATGAATGTAAACATCTACGTTATAGTGATTCAATAGATTCTTTTTGTAGTATTCGAATCCCTTTTGGAATGACCTGGCTTGGCCAGTGAAACATAATGCTATTTTCATCTTTGAAGATATACTGGAATGTTAACGATATCAAATGGTGTATTTTTAAGAAACAAGTTTCGCAATAACATCATGTGTGGACAATATCTTTGTTCCTTATGGATCTTAATATCCACCTCAGGATATTTCTTTACATTTCTTAACCAATCTTCAAACTCAGGTTCAAATTGAGTTGAATGTAGGTGTTCATAGTTGTTGTACAGGAAATAAGCATTTGCCCATTTGAAAGGCATAACAGCAAAAATATCCGAAATCAGGTTATACGATTCTTCCAATGGAGTGACAATGAATCCAACTTCTGTAAATTTGAAAGGTGGATTGAATCCTAAATCGTATCTGCAATAAGAAAGATTGTCGTATTCACTATCAATCAAACCATAAGCTTTGAATCTACTATAATTCATAGATGCATTTTTTGAAATGCTATCGATTGTTTTTGGTTTTGGATTTTTTGCAACTACTCTTTTTTCAATATCTAAAAAAACATTTTCATATTCAGAAAAATCTTCAGCCAAAATCTTTACTGGTTTCAATCGTTCTTGTATATTGTTGATTTCTCTCTCATCGGTCGACCATAAGTGACAATAGACATCCATCTCATTTGCATCAATGTATGTCTTAATGTTTTCCCATGTTTGGTCAAATGTTCTATACTGACCAGATAATACTATACAATTTTTCATTTGATCCAATACCAGACATCACATTCTGTTGTTAGAATTTCTTTACCAACCTTTGCAGCAAATTCTTTTGCGGCTCTATTGACACCTTCAATTGCTGTAAAATCATGGCCGGAAAAAATACCACCAGTTTTTAACTTGGAGTAATAGTTGGCACAATCTTTAGTTAACTGTTCATATGTGTGTAAACCATCAATGAAGATAAAATCAAATTCCTCATCAGCAAATAAAATGGATGCATCATCTGAGTTTTTATGTACCAAACTGAATCTTGGTTTAAATTTTTCCATACGATCAGACATAGTTTCAAAAACTTGTTGTCTTTCGTTCAAAGGTCTTCCATTCCAATCAACATAATTTTCATAAGGATCAACTGATACCAATTCTAGGTTCTTGTTGATATCCAATAAAAAGTGTGTTGTGTCGCCAATGTCACAACCAATTTCCAACCCTCTAACCTGGGTCATGTCTTTAATCATTTCACCAAGGCCGTAACCTGAACATTTAAACATTTTTTGCTCTCCAAAAGCCTGTGTAACTGTGTTAAAAGTAATTATATCACTCATCATGTTGTCCTATAAATAAACATTTTCGATTCATCGTCTTGTTCATACTTTTGTTGAACAAATTTTTTCCATTCTGGTACACGGTCGTATTGATGTACAATTGGGAATAACTTATCTTTATAATACACCAAACCGTCTTTTACTGTTGGTTCGTCACACAGCAAGTTTGGTCTAAAATAATTCATCTTGGTGGGATCGGCAACAGTACCAGCTTCACAAGCCCAATCAACGGTTATTTGTGCAATGTCTTTGTATGGTTGTGTGTTGATTAGAACGTTGAACACTGCTTGGTCACAGATAGGAATTGGCCTATTGATAGCATTGGTGAATATGTTGAACACCATATCTTTTACATATTCGGATGTGCCACCAAATGTTCCAACGTTATAGATTTCATTGTCTTTGAATTGTCCATAGACGTAAGGACCATATGCTTGTTTGAGGTTATCATCACCCCATGGTTCATCTTTGTATTTCAATCCTTCAGATGCAATGACAAGATTGTTTCCAAGATTTTCCATACTTTTCATTATGTCAAAAGGACTAGATTGGAAATAAACATCCTTAACGTCTGTTGTAACAACATAACGATAATTCATCCAGTTGTGACGCAAGAAGTGATAGATTGACAAGAAACGTAACACATGTGGTGGAATATTGTCCACCATCTGCATTGGTGCAACAATCACACCTTGTTCGTGCAACCATTGTAATGTTTGTTGTGAGGTATTGCCTGCAACCAAGACAACATTGGTATCTTCATCTGCAACTTCTAGAGCAGACAAGACCCAAGGTTTGAGTTGATTGATTCCGTAGTTTGTATAACCACCAATAATTAAATTCTTCATTTCAATCCTGATCTAGTTTTAAT